AGTGTCGCGGCGTGCCATCCTCGTTGCAGATCCCGTGCTTGATCCAGACATCGCAGGCATCACCGATCACGCTCGCAGGTGTCGTCAGCCAGGCCCGAGACAATGTCCCTTCGCACGCACAGACGGGATCGGGCGTATGGACAGGCTCATAGAGGTCAAGCTGTCGTGTCTGACAGACTGAACAGAGTCGATCGTAGAGCGGCATTACTCGATCATTTCTCCGGCAATCGGCTCGCTTATGCCACGCGGGGGCGTTAGAATCTCGCCCGTAAGGAGGTAACATGATTCTTTCAGGACAGGCGTGTGCGGAATTGTTCATCACCAAAAAGGCGGACGGGTCGCTGTTGGCGGCTAGCGTCGGCCCTGCGGGTGTGTTGTACATCAACGGAACGGCCAACGGCGCGGTGGTTACGGTTACGGGGGCGAATCCGTACAAGTGGGCGGTTACGCTGCCTGCCTTGAACGTGGGCGACCTGGTGCAGATGTATATCACGGCAACGGTGGATGCGATACCGACTGCGGAGTTTGTCTGGGAGGATAACGTCGGAATCATGCCTGCTGTCCCAGGCGACCCGATGAACACAACCCAGTGGGGTGGGGTAGCCGTTGGCGGTATGCCGAACAGCACGACGCCGCCGACAGTCGGGCAGGTTGCCGATGCGGTATACGACGAGATGCTGGCGGGCCACGTGCTGGCTGGTTCCGGCGCGGAGGCTTGGGCGGATGCGGCGGCTTGCGGGCTGGGCGCTGATGGGCCTATTCGGACTTACACAGTGACCAACTCGATAACCGGACTGCCGGAGGCTGGCGTATACGTTCGGGTTACAACGGACGTGGCGGGGCTGAACACTATCCGCGCAGGATACACGGACGTGTTTGGCAACTTCTATCCACGGCTGATTGCAGGCACGTACTACTTCTGGTGCACAAAGCAGGGCTTCGGCGAGGTGCAGGCAGATATGGAGGTGTTTGTCTAATGGCTGGAACTCCGATCACTCCAATCCCAGGCGGAACGCCCACGGCAGTTGGCGCGTCAACGTCCGGCTCTGCAATCTCGCTTGTGCGGTATGCGCAGCGGCTCAACCTGCGAGAGTGCGCGTTCTTTGGCGTGCGCTCGGACGCCGACGGCGACTATCCGTGCAATGACATCTGGACAAAGCAGCAGCGCGATGAGATCATGTTCGCCCTCTTGGAGGCGCAAGACGAGATCGAGCAGGAGGCAGGCTTTTTCCTTGTGCCGAAGTGGGTTACAAACGAACGGCACGTCTGGAAGGGCAAGGGCATCTTTGTAGCCGACCACGGAAGGGTGATCGCTGGCGGCGTCATGTCGGACACGATGATCCTGGCCGGCGCGGGTGTGGTTCATGCCCTCGACCCCGCGGTGATCGGCCCGATCGCGGGGGTTACGTGCGCGGAGTCTGACATTCACGTCTTTTTGCCCAACTCGGATATTGAGGTCTCGCCGTCTGCGATGGCCCTTGTGGGGGGCGCATTGACAATCAACATCCCTCGGTGTAGACTGGTGGCAGAGGCGTACCTGGATAACCCTCCTGGTGGATGGGACTATAACGACGTGGCAACGTGGGGCGCGGCGTCGGTGGACATTCGGTGCATCACGAACGACGTGAGCACGCAGGCGTCGCTCGTTTTCCGAAACCAATACGGCGCAACGGGCGGGGTATGCGACACCTGCGAGACGGACTCGGAGACGGGCTGCATCACCGTGCGGCAACCCGCCATCGGCTCGGTGGACGTGAAACGGGCGGATTATGCGGCGGGCGTGTGGACGCGCAAGGCGCTGTGCCGGTGGCCGGACTGGGCGGATCTGAATTATCTGTCGGGCATGAACCCGATCACGCGGCAGGCGGAGGATACCGTGATCCGCCTCGCGCACACGAAAATGCCGAAGGAGGCTTGCGGGTGCGACCATGCGCGGGCCGCGTGGGACAGGGACAGGCACACGCCGGAAATCCTGACCGCCGAGCGGATCAATTGCACATTCGGCATCATGGACGGGGCCTGGATCGCGTGGCAGTTTGTCCAGCAGTTCAAGATGGGCCGGGGCTTTCGGGGGTGGTGATATGCCGCTAGTCTTTCAGATGAAGCAGATCAAACCCGCCGCGCTGAAGCGGGACGCGCTCAGATTGCAACTGCTGACCGCTGTACGCGACGCGGAGCGCGAAATCAAAAAGGACTTCCAGCAGACGACGAAGACCTGGAAAAACAAACCGAAGTTCGAGAGCATCGTGTCGCTCAAAGACGGGCCGAGTGTGATCGTCGGCACGGACAACGAGATTTACACCTACGTGGACGAGGGAACCAGGCCGCACCCGATTGTAGCAAGGCGTGCCAAGTCCCTGGCTTTCCGCTGGGGCGGCAAGGGTTCATATCGGGCCAAGACGCAGGTGCGGGTGATCGATTCATTTTCAGGCGGCGCGACGGGCAAGACGGTATTTCCAAAGGCGGTGCAGCATCCCGGCACAAAGGCCCGCAAGTTCGCGGACGAGATCGAGAAACGGAGGAGACCATGGTACAAACGGAGAATGGAGCAGGCGATGAGGGACGCGGCGAAGAGTTCGGGCCATGGGGGGTAGAATCGGAACCCGAAGGCCCGCCCGAACTGGTCCCGGTCAAGGTGGTGCAACTGCGTAAGCACTCGGCCCTGGTGGAATGGGTGATCCGCCGAGAGGATGGGTCTCCCGATCTCCGCCGGGCTGAAGTCCCGCGAGAGGTTGTCCACGACAACGTTGTCGCGCATGACGACCTTGCGGCGGGTGTCCCGCATGGCTTGCCGTGGGAGGAGATCGCGCGTGTCCGAATCACGCCGGACGCGATTGCGGCGGAACTCCGACGGTTGGGAGTGTGGACGGCGGATGACCTTGCGTCCAAGCCGCTCAAGGTCACAGAGGCAATGCAGCGCGTCGGGGGGCTGGCCCGCGCCGGTCTGCTGGCCGCGGCAAAAGAGTATCTCAAGACGGAGGCGAAACGATGACACAACCATTGAAAGGTTCACAAGGCGCGCTGTGGGTGCAACCGGATGGGCCAAATACACAGCCGCGCTACCTGGGCTGCCACGGCCTGGATGCGGTAACCATCCCGTTCGGCGACGTGGAGGCGCTGTACTGTCCCGATCCTGGGCGGTCTGGCGCGTTCCTCGTCAGCGGCATGGTGAAAGGCGCGCCAGGCTTGCCCTCCACCTCCATCGAGGAGGCAGTGGACAAAGTGGCGACCTGGATCGAAAAGGCATCGCGCAAGGGCTGTCCTATGTCCATCTTTGCGCACAAGATCACCTGCCAGCGCAGGGACAACTTCGCTGGCTACGACCGCTCGCTGGTGCTGTCGGGCGCGCTGATCACACAGCGGGCAACCGCCGGATGGCTGGCGCGAACGCCGGACGGCGACGGTGAAACCACGCAGACCTTCGACATCTCGGCAATGGCCGCGTTCGACATCTTCCAACTCGCTTCGGCCCGCGTGAGTGGGTACACGGGCACGGAAGACGTGAACGACATCACCTTCTGCAATGACCGCAAGTGCGCGGATGACTGCGGGCCAGCCGAGGACGTGTGCGACATCGGCGTGGCCGTGGAGGATGCTGCGGGCGCGTCTGCGGGGATGTTTGCGAACGTCTACATCACCGAGGACGGCGGGGCAACGTGGGACGCCGCAGCCGCAACCCCCTTCGTGGGGAGTGAGGACATCTCGGCGGTGGTCTGCTTCCGAGTGGGCCGCAACACCACGCGCATCATCGTGGCGCGCGGCACAGCGGATGCAGGCAACCCGGCGGAGATCGCGTACTCTGACGACCTGGGCGCGACGTGGACAAACGTGGACGTGGGCGCTACCAACGGCCAGTACGTGCCGGACGCGGACGCGCTGTTTGCCCTCGATCCGTGGCACATCTGGCTCACCACGCAGGACGGCTACATCTACTACTCCGGCGACGGCGGTTTGACCTGGACGGCGCAGGAGGAGGGGGTGATCTCCGTTGCGGCGTGGAATGCGATCCGCTTCGTGGACGCCTCGGTGGGTTACGTGGCCGGGGCCGGAAACGAGGCCGCGAAGACTGAGGACGGCGGAGACTCCTGGACGGCGCTGGTGCTGCCTGTCGCGCAGGCCGCGCAGATCGTGAACGCGTTGGAGGTCGTAACCAAGACGCGAGCCTTCATCGGCTACAATGATGGCACGCTGTGGTACACCGAGGACGGCGGCGCGACCTGGGCCGAACGGGGCATCATCACGGCGACTCTGACCAACATCGACTCGATTGACTTCGTTTCGGAGTTGGTCGGGTATCTCGTGGGTGATAAGGCCGGGCCTCTGGGTGTGCTGATGCGCACCATCGACGGCGGCTACACCTGGGAGGACATCACCATGTCCACCAACGTCGGCCTGACCTCCGTGTTCGGATGCGACGAGAACCTGGTGTTCGCAGTCGGGCCGGTGTCTGGCGCGACGGGCTTTGTCGTCAAGGCGTTCGAGAAAGCGTAACATCTAACGTAAAAAGCGGGAGCGCGAGATCATGAAAAAGAAGTATGACGAATTCACGACCACTGAGGGCCTGACAGTCGGCATCAAGCCGGTCTCTCAGGTGCTGATCAACCTCGTGGGCGCGCGGGTGGAAAAAGAATGGCGGGCGCGGGGTGAACCTGTGGACCCGCCGACCTACACCACCACCACGGCGGCAGGCACTGAGGAAGTGCTTGCGTGGGCAAAGGAAATGCTGGAGGCGATGGACGCGGCCACTCGCGCGGAATGGGATCGCCACGTCAAGGCAGTCGATGGAATGAACCGCGAAATACGCACCGAGCAGGCCCGCGTCTGGGTCTTGCAGGGCGTGGTGCTGCCTGAAGGCATCGGGCCTGAGGCCGATCCGGCATGGGCCAGGATGATGAAGGCCGTGAAGGTCGAAGTGCCGGAGGACGAAACCGAACGGCTACTGTTGTACTATGACACTGCGATTTTCAAGACCCCCGCAGACATGATGGGGGTTACGCAGGCGGTCATGATGATTTCGGCGGATGGCGTTGCGCAGGAGGAACTCGACGCAATCGAGGGCCTCTTTCAGCGTGCGCTGGAAGGGCCAGCCGCTAAACGAACTGGTGCCGCAGACCAAGGGCCCGTGGTCGATGAGCCTGCGGTTCCTGGAAGTGGAAACAGCGAAGTCGTGGGCGAAAGCGCCTAGCGAGTTTCGGGCGCTGCCACGTGAAGACCGCCTTGAGATGCTTGCATTCGAGTTGACGCAGCGCAAGCGCGAGGCGGTAGAGCGGCGCGCTTCTGAAAAGGCGCAGGGGAAACAGCCAAAGCGGGGGCAACGGAGAGGCTAATGAGTTTCCCAAAAATCGGGTTGTCAGCAGTCCTTGAGGACAAAGCGTTCAACGCCGCGATGGATCGGTATGTCTCCGCGCTACAAAAGATGAAGACGAAAACCGCGCAGGCGAGCGATTCTGTGTCCTCGTCTTCGGGCCGCGCCGCAAGCGGGCTGGGCGGCATGTTCCAGCAGGCGATGGCGTTTGTTTCGGCGCAGGCGATCTGGGCTGGCATCCAGAAGATCGGCTCGGCAATTCGAGACCTCGCAGGCGAGGCATTCGAGGCGGTCGCGTCTTACGAGCGCCTGGGCATGTCCCTGACCACACTGTACGCGCGCGAGTTGAAACAGGCGAGCGGCGGCACGCTCTCAATGGCCGACGCGCTGGCACTGGCTGGGGACAAGGCCAAAGACCTGCTCAATTGGATCGAGCAGGTCGGTATCAAATCCCCGTTCTCAAGCGAGGGTGTGGCGCAGGCATTCCGCACGGCAATGGCTTACGGGTTCACCGCCGACGAAGCGAAGCGGCTCACGCAGGCGAATATTGACTTTGCGGCGGGCTCCGGCGCAAGTTCTGATGTGATGAACCAGATCGCCCTTGCGCTGGGACAAATCAAGGCGAAGGGCAAACTGGCGGGGCAGGAGATGCTCCAACTGACCAACGCGGGATTGAACGTCCGGCAGATCCTCGCCGATGCGTTCGGAGTTTCCACAGAGGCCATTGTGGAGATGCAGGAAAAGGGCCTGATCCCCGCGAACAAGGCAATCGAGGCCATTATGCAGTCGCTGGAGGAGGACTTCGCGGGGGCTGCGGAGCGGCAAGCCACGTCGCTGTCGGGCCTCTCGGAAAGTTTGAAAGAACTGAAAACGATTGGCTTGCGCGAGTTTTTCACCGGCACATTCCAGGCCATCCAGCCGTATCTCTCGAAGTTTGTTGACCTCCTGGGTTCGCCCGAAGTGCGCGAGACGCTGAATCAGTGGGGGTCTGCGTTGGGCGGGGCTGTGGCGCAAGGGCTCGAGTTCCTGATGGGCGCGCTTGCGCAACTCCCCGCGCTGTGGGCAGGGGTGCAGTCGTCGGTCGCGCCGGTGCTGGAGATGCTATCCGGCGTGGCCCAGACTGTAACTGGCGTTGTACTGCCTGCTATCGGCGACCTGCTCAAAGCATTCAAGGTGCTGGCGGGGCCTGGGGATTCTGCCGCGAAGTCGGAGTGGCTCGACAACTTCATCAAGGGCACGCTGCTCGATCTGAGCAACCTCGCCTCAGACATGTTCGCCTGGGTGACCAAGAACCTGCCGCTATGGCTGGCTAAACTGGCAGAGATGGGCCAGGCTGCGGCAACGTGGGTGCTGAACGCCCTACCCGCGCTGATGGGGAACCTGGAGACGCTGAAGCAGAAACTCATCGGCTTCGTCATGGACAACCTGCCTGTCTGGGCGGGCGAACTGCTCAAATATGGCATTGCGGCGGTGTCCTGGATTGCCGACCAACTGCCTGCCTTGGGCGCGAAACTAGGCGAGTTCTACAACCGCATGGTCAACTGGGTGGTGGACAGTCTGCCCGGGTGGATTGCGAAACTGCAAGAGTTTGGAATGAACGCCATCCAGTGGGTGCTCGACGCGCTGCCCGGCCTCGCCACGAACCTGGGCAAGTTCGCGGGTGAACTGCTCAAATGGGTGGCGCGAACGATTGTGGACGTTGTGCCGAAACTGGCGGAACTTGCGTTCAAGTTCGTGGGTTGGGTGGTGACGGACGTGATCCCGAAACTGCCTGAATTCCTGGGTAAGATCGTCATTGGGATTATCTCATTCATCGGCGGCATGATCTCGACCATAAGCCCAGAACTGGCGACATTTGCGACCGACATGGTGGCGGAACTGAGCAGCAAGATCACCGAGCGAACGAGCGAAATGGTGCAGGCCGGAAAAGACCTGTTGCAAGGCTTCTGGGATGGGATCGGCGAGATCTGGAATAAGATCGTCGGGTGGATACAGGAAAAGATAAACGGCCTGCCGCAGATCGTCAAGGACGTGCTGGGCATCCATTCGCCCTCTACGGTCATGGCGGAGATCGGGCAGGAATTCATCGAGGGCTTCCTGGTCGGCATGGACGAGGAGAAGGTGAAACTGTACTCCGCGCTGGCCGAAATGGGCAGCAAGATCGCGGGCATGGTGACCGACTGGGGCAAGGCGCTGGAGGTTCTGAGAGACTACAAGGCCGGGCCGATCGGCTATCTGGACAACTTCGTCACGAACGTCAAGAGCATCGTGTCGCGCCTCATGGCCGCGCTTGCGGAAGTGGGCGGCAAGCAAGAGGTGCTCGACGCCTTCGCCGACCGCATGAAGGCGCTAGCAGAGGTCATCGGGCCAACGTCCGCAATGGCAAAAGCCATGATGGAGTTCCGGTCGTACACGTCCGGCGCGATGGGCTACGTCCACAACTTCATCGTCAACCTGGGCGGCATTCTCGACCGGCTCGCGGCTGCGTTTGCGAACTATGGCCCTGGGTGGATGGTTACGACTGGCGCGGCGCTGAACAACGCTGTCCCTGTCATGACCGCTATCAAAGCCCTCGCGGACGGCGTGGAGGCAATGCGCGGTTACGGCCAGGGCGCGATGGGGTACGTTGCGAACTTCATCACGAACCTGAAAGGCATTCTCACGCGCCTGGGCGATGCTTTCAAGGATTACGGGCCGCACTGGTTGACTACGACGGGCGTTGCGCTCAATAACGCTGTACCTGTCATGACGGCAATCAAGGCGCTGGCGGATGGAGTCGAGGCGATGCGCGGGTACGGCAGCGGGGCGATGGGTTACGTCCACAACTTCATTGAGAATCTGAAAGGAATCCTCACGCGGCTAGGCGCGGCCTTTGCAAACTACGGCCCGTATTGGCTCACGACCACCGCAACCGCGCTCAATAATGCCGTTCCGGTCATGACAGCCATCAAGGCGCTTGCCGATGGGGTTGAGGCCATGAGGGCATATAAGGCTGGCGCGATTGGTTACGTCCACAACTTCATCGAAAACTTGCAGGGGATTCTCACGAGGATCGGGGCCGTGTTCGGCGCTTACGGCCCGTACTGGCTGTCCACAATCGCGGCCTGGTTCCCGAATGCCCAGATCATCATGAGTTCGATCAGCACTTTCGTGGAGGCGTTCGCGGCTATCAGTGAGGCGTCGCTTCCGAAACTGGATCAGATCACGGTATTTGTGCAGTTGATGAAGGACACGCTGATCGCCGTCGCCGACGCCTTCAGGGATTTTGGCGAGTACTGGCTCAAAAACGTTGCGGTCATCATGGAGCGCGCGGATACGATCTACTCCACCATGAAAACCGCCCTTCAGACGTTCGGGGCCGTTGCGGAGTTCGGCACTGAGTACCTCAGCCCCAAGAAGTTCGAGGTGCTCTTCGACATCATGCGCTTCACGCTGGAGGGCTTCGCGTGGATGGCGTATCAGATCGCGCCGAATGTCGCCATCGCGTCGGCTGTGGCTGCGCAGTATTTCGCCGCCGTGTGGCAGAGCATGAGCATGGGCCTCGCGTTCCTTTCGGCCCTTGCGGAGTCCGCGCTGCCGACCAAAGACAAGATCAATGACTTCGTGGGGCTGCTGCAGTATATCCTGAACAAACTCGGTGGCGCGCTTGACATCTCCGGCAATATCTCCGACACCTGGGCTCAGATCGCCGCGAAACTCGGAACGGCGGGGATTGCGCTGCCGACGTACACTATGCCGAATGTGAACTTCCCCACCACGACAATCGACTGGTCTGGCATATCCGGCGCGCCGAAACTGACCGGCGGCGGGGGTGGTGGAGGCGGGGGCGGCGGGATCGAATCCTTCGGCGGCGGCGCGATGGATCAACTGTTCAGCGTGCTTTCGCGGGCGGTTACAATCCCGCTCGTGATCGCCATGGAGAGTTGGGCATACCCGCAGGCGGGCGGCGCGGCGGGCGCGAACCAATACCAACTGACAATCTACTCGCAGGCGCGGGCCGAAGACTTGATGAGCGACTTTGAGATGCTGAGGGCAATGGCATGAGAGTGAAGGGAGCGGGACATGAAACGATGTTTGCGGGTTGCGCTCGTGGCCGTATTGGCCCTGGCGCTTGCGGGGGGCTGTGTGATGGCGACTAGACAGCACATGCCGGAACGGGGATACTGGGGATGGGAGATGCCGGACGGGACGATATTCTACCTCACGCCGTCGAATGGCATCCATGTCGACTACGTGGGCGGGGCTGGAATGCCGCCTGTGCGGAACATCATCACGCCTTACGCAATTGCGGACGGCGGGCACTACCAGAGAACGAAAACGCTGTCCTCGACGCTGACCTTTGTGCTGTCGGCGGTGGGAGAGACGGATTACGGCCTGCGGCTGTTGCGCACGACGCTGATTGACGCCGTGAGTCATCACAACGTGGGGCGGCCTCCGATCCGCCTCTTCTACTTCGGCCTCGCGCACAAGTTGTATCTGGACGTGGTATACGATGCAGGGCTGGAGGGCGGGCCTCCGTCGGGACAGAACGCAGAGAAACTGGCGATCCGGTTCATCGCGCCTGACCCGTACTGGAGCGACGCGGTGAACACGCGGACGGGGGCGCTGGAGAGTTTCACACTACTGGAGAACGTTCGGCGGATTGCAATGCGCTCGCCGGACGGCGCATGGACAAACCTCGGCGGGGGCACGAATAACCTGGTTTACGACGTGCTCTTTGCGCCCGATGGGACGCTGTACGCGACGGGGCAATTCACGGCGGCAGGCATCGCGGTTGCAAAGATAGCGCGGTGGACGGGCACGGCCTGGGCCGCACTTGGAGCGGGCTTGGGTGGCGGAGACGGCTACTGTATGGCATGGGGGCCGGACGGCAACCTATACGTCGGAGGATCGTTCACCACAGCGGGCGGTGGGGCCGCAAACCGCGTTGCGCGTTGGGACCCAACGGCGGCGGCGTGGTACGCGCTGGGCGCTGGCCTGGACGCGGCGGTCTGGGATATGGCTTTCGGCAACGATGGCCGGCTGTATGTTGCGGGGGCATTTGCAAACGCGGGCGGCGCGCCTGCGGCTTGCGCGGCGGTGTGGGATGGCGCGGCATGGGCCGCGCTTGGAGCGGGGCTGGACGCGGCTGCTTACGCGGTGGACGTTGCGCCGGATGGGCGGGTGTATTTCGGCGGAAGTTTCGCAAACGCTGGCGGGGCGGCTGCCGTTAGTATTGCGGTGTGGAATCCAACGACCTCGGCATGGGCCGCGCTTGGGGCGGGGATGAGCGCCGGAGCAACAGTCATGCACATCATGATTGCCGAAAACGGCGTTGTGTATGCGTTCGGAAGTTTCACCACTGCGGGCGGGATCGCTGCGCTCGGAGCGGCGCACTGGAACGGCGTTTCGTGGCAGGCGATGGGCGCGGGTTTTACGTCCGGCGGCGTCCTGGTAGGCTCGGGGGATTTCGCCCCAGACGGCACAATCTATGTCGGCGGTGGCGGGTTGGTATCGGGCTATCCCATCCTTCCGAACTTCGCCTTTTGGCGGGATCCTCTTTGGATTGCGGGCGACGGAGATACGGACGGCCTGACCGTGGAGGCGCTAGCAATCCACACGGACGGGACGCTGGTCATCGCTGGCAACTTCAACGGCTGGCTCAGATACCCGTATTACCTGACCATCACTAACGACGGCAACGCACGGTCCTTCCCCGTCTTCACCGTGCTCGGCCCTGGGCGATTGTACCATATCGTCAACTACACCACGGGGCAGCGGTTGGACTTCGACCTGGATATGATGACAGGCGAGGTCATCACGATAGACCTGCAGGTGGGGCAGAAAACCGTCATGTCCAGCGTGCGCGGCAACCTCACAGGAAAGTGCATCGGCGGCAGCCTCTCGACATGGGCGCTCGCGCCTGGGGCTAACTACGTTGCCATTTTCGTTGACGGGGTGCTGATTGGCAACGGCAACTTCGAGACACTGGGCGGAGGCGGCGCGGACGTGTTCGCCTCGTGGGTTGAGCAGGGCGCGGTCGGAGATGTGGTCGCAAGCGCAACGTCTCACTCCGGCGCGTATGCTGCAAGACTGACCGGAGGCGCGGGTGGCGCGGGTGAGGTCTGGGCGATGATTGCGGTAAGCCCAGGCCAACAAATGCACTTGGAGTTCTGGGCGCGCGGCGATGGCGCTGTGGCAGGCAACTATCGCGTGGTGGATGAGACCAACTCCGCTGACATCATTGCATACACGTCAACGGGCGTTGCTGGCGCGACATACACCCTGGTCGAGGTGGATTTCACCATTCCGGCTGGCTGTGTGTACATCTCCGTGCGGCTGATCTATCCTGGCCTGGGCGGCACTTACGCGTACTTCGACGACGTGTCCCTTACAGATATCCTTGACCATTCCTACTCTTTCACCCCACGCTACATGGGCATTGACAAGGCGGCGGATTGATGTCTGAGACCTGGCTGCGCATCGCTGACCCGTTCGGGGTAGACCTGCTGGAGTACGGCGATTTCGTGTCGCTGTCCTACGCGCGGTCGCTGAACGATTTCAGCCCCCTGCGGCTTGCGCTGCCCACGTCATTCGACTGGACGCTCCTGCGCAAGGACGGGCGCATCCAGGTCTGGAGACAGGCCACGGGCGGGCCGATCACGCTGGACACTGAGACGGTCTGGTTCATCCGCCGCTGGCGCGACACCTCCTCGCAGGACGGCACGAAACTGCTGGAGGTTACGGCCTACAGCGCGTCCTACCTCCTGGCGTCGCGTATCATCGCCTACACCGCAGGATCGGCGCAGGCGGTCAAGACGGCGGCGGCGGATGACATGATGAAAGCCATTGTGCGCGAGAATCTCGGCACGCTCGCGGGCGCGGGGCGCGACGTTTCGGCATATCTCAGCGTGCAGGCGGATCTGTCCCTTGGGGTCTCATTGAGCAAGGCGTTCTCACGCCGCAACGTGCTGACCGTCCTGCAGGACATTTCGGAGCAGGCGGCAACGGCGGGGACGCCGGTACACTTTGACATTGTGGCGCCCACGCCGGGCACGCTTGAGTTTCGGACTTACGCCACGGTTCGCGGCACGGATCGCGGGCTGTCGGGCGCCAGCCCATTGATTCTCTCTGAGGATCGCGGGTCGCTGTCGGGTGTTGAATTGGATGATGACGCCACGGAGGAGGTTACCTACGCCTACGGGCGCGGGGACGGGATACAGGAAAACGCCGTGGTTGCCGCGGCTTCTGACGCGGCGCGGATCGGATCGTCCCCGTTCGGCCGGCGCGAGCGGTTGCAAGACGCGGGCAACACCGTTTCGGCAAGCGTCGTGCTGGCGTATGCAGAGAAGGCGCTGGAGGAGGGCTTGCCGCGCAGGACGTTCCGAGCGGCGATTGTCGACACGCCGTCGGCGGCATACGGGCGGCATTGGTTCTGGGGCGACGTGGTGGCCGCAGAACATGACGGTATCACGCGCAACTGCACGGTCGAGAAGATACAGATCACACTCACTGACACAGAGGGCGAGCGGATCGAAGCGAGGCTAGAGGCCGATGGCTGACATTCTAGAGAGCATCATACGGCGGTTGAAACAGGTTGAGAGCCGCGTGGAGTTCATCGGACACCTGGAGCGGCCCTACTTTCCCGTCCCGTCGTGCATCCTGTACCATAACGCCAAAACGAGCATCCCGACGGGCTGGGGCAACTTTCCGGCGTTCAATACCGAGTTGCGCGACACCGACACCATGCACGACCCAGGAGTGAACCCAGGCCGCATCACGTTCACAACGGCGGGGCTGTATTCATACGGCTTCTCTATCGCCTGGGATGCGGCGGTGGGGATGCGGTATGCCCTGGTCATGGCCAACGGCGCGACAGACCTGTTTCCTGAACAGTCTCAGTACGTGGCGGCGGCGAACATCATCTACCTGTCCAGCGCGGGCATCTACTACTTCTCGGCCGCGCACTACATCGAACTGCGCGTCAACAACGGCACAGGCGGCGCGCTGAACATCCTGAACTATGCGTACACGTCGCCTATCTTCTGGGCGGTGAAAATAGGATAGGAGAGGGGCCATGAGTGCAGAAATCATCGCGGCAATTGGGGCCTTTACGAGTGTGGGACTAATGGCGGCGGCGCTGTTCACCTCCATCAAGTCGGCCAAAAAGGTCAACGCGGAAAGCCGCAAGATGACCTTTGAGACTGGCAAGATCAACGGAGAGATTCGCAGCCTGTTGCTTGCGGATATGACGGTTGTCAATAAGGCGCTGGTGGAAGAACTGGCGCGGGTGGGCAAGGCGCGGGATGCGTTCGAGTCCCAGGTGGGCACGTCTGGCAAGGCATTCGAGGCGCGGCTTACCGACTTGGCGGCTGCGAATCAGGTGCTACAGACAGAAGTTACGCGGCTGGGTACGCTGAACTCGGTACTCCAGCAGAAACTCGATACGTCCAAGGACAGGGTAACTGAATTGACAGAAGAGGCGAAACTAAAATCGGAGTGAGCCTGTGGGTGAGATCGGAGCGCGGAATGGGCATAGCAGACCTGTTGCAACTTGGGATAACCGTGTTCGCGCTTCTCGCGGGCATCATTGCGTTGCGGCGGGGCCGGAACGACGACACATACAAACTCGCGCAGGGGTGGAAAGAGGCATACGAGCGCGAGTGCAAGGCGCGGAAGGAAGCGGAGACAGAGGCGCGTGATGCGGAAGGATCAGAGAAAGCGGCTTGGGATGCGCTGGACAAGGCGAAAGTGGCGTGGTTGGCAGAGCGCACCACGCTGCTGGAACTGATCGCAGAGGAGCGAGCGGCAAGTGGAAAGTTGCGAGAGAACAAGGCTAGAAAGAGACTTGATGCGCAGAATGGCGACGGGCCGTAGGTGGGCGTACCTGTCCGTCGCGTCTGCGCTGATTGCGGCGGGGATGGCGGTGCTGAGGCTCTTGACATGAAGCGATGGGCTGCCGGCCTTTGCCTGGCGCTGATCTGCGCGGCGTGTAACCCTGTGCTGCCGTGCGACCCATGCACGGAGATTGCGGACGTTCGCGCTACTCTGGCTGTGCTTGTGCCAACGCTGACGGGTGATCCACCCACTCAGACGGCCACGGTAACGCGAACCGACACGCCAACAGCCACGCGAGAGCCGACAGCAACGCCAACAGTTGCGGACGCTACTCATACTTTCACGCCTTGAATATTACCATTTTTGAAAGCTAAATAAACTGCGTAGACTGCAAAACCAAAAGTGGCTGAAGCTCCAACGAGCGCTAGAAGCGCAACCACTTGTTTCT